GCCAGTCGGGTAAGTCTATTAGCTCGTGTGCATATCTGTTATGGTATTGCTGCTTTCACTCAGACAAATATGTGGCAATTCTTGCCAACAAGCACGCGACTGCGAAGGAGATGTTATCTCGTATAACATTGATGCTCGAAAACTTACCATTCTTCTTGCAACCAGGATGTAAAACTCTCAATAAAAATAGTATTGAGTTCGATAATGAGACCACACTAATGGCAGCGGCCACATCCAAGAGTTCTATTCGTGGATTCACAATCAACCTTTTGTATCTAGATGAGTTCGCTTTTGTTGAAGACGCAGCCACGTTCTATACCTCAACGTATCCTGTAATTACAGCCGGCGTGAACTCAAGAGTGATTATTACATCTACGGCCAATGGTATCGGTAATATGTTTCACAGGCTATGGACGTCATCGATACAGAAAACCAATACGTATGAACCGTTTAGGGTCGATTGGTGGGATGTTCCTGGGCGAGATGAGGGTTGGAAAGAGCGTACAATAGCCAACACTAGCCAATTACAATTTGACCAAGAATATGGCAATACGTTCTTTGGCACGGGACATTCGTTGATTAATGCACAGACTCTTATGGGTCTACGAGCCCAATCCCCAATCGAAGAACGCGAAGGTGGGTTATTTAGAATATATAATCTGCCAACAAGTAATCACGAATATATGCTATTTGCTGATGTCAGCAAAGGAAGAGGCCAGGACTATTCTACCTTTTCGGTAATCGATATTTCTAGCAGACCCTTTAAACAGGTCGCTGTATATCGCAACAATACTATTTCTCCAATACTCTTTCCTGATGTTATCTATAAGTATGCGAAATTGTATAATAACGCATATGTGGTAATTGAAGCAAACGATCAAGGAGCTCTAGTGGCAAATGGTTTATATTACGATCACGAATATGAAGAATTGCATCAAACTCACAATAAGTCGGGAAAGGCTTCTCACTTGGGTGTGGAGATAAACAGGAAGATTAAGCGCATTGGTTGTTCTGGGTTTAAGGATGTGTTAGAGTCAGGAAGACTTGATATTGTCGACGAACACACTATCATGGAGGTGTCTACGTTTGAGGCTAAAGGGCAGTCGTTTGAAGCTTCTGATAATAATCACGACGACATTGTGATGAACCTCGTGTTGTTTGGATATATAATTACAACAATGAAATTTGCTGAGATGACTGACATCAATATCAAGGAAGTTATGTATAAGCAGCGTATGGCAGAGATTGAGGATGATGTCCCATCGTGGGGATTCCATAGCGATGGGTTGGAGGACGCTTCCAATCTTGATTTATCAGACTCTTGGTCGGTCAAAGATGCCGAGGATGTGCCCGGAGGTTGGTGGTCTAAATAACCTAATTTATAAATAATGTTATTGAATATCCGTATACGGATATGTCCGTATTATGCGAATCTTATAATTAGAGAAGGAAAATAAAAATGGCTAAGTCAGCTTCTCCTGCAGTCACCACAACAGAGATAGATCTCACTAGTGTCGTCCCTAGTGTTCAATCCTCTACTGGTGCCATGGTAGGCAATTTTAGATGGGGGCCTGTTGATCAGCCCGTATTAGTTGGAAACGAAGGGGTGCTCACAGAAACCTTTGGTAACCCAGCAGATGATACAACAGCAGTTGATTTTGTATCAGCTAAACAATTTTTAACGTATGCAAGTACGTTATATGTAACAAGATCAGTAACATCTGCGGCAACAAACGCAACGGCAAACCAGGATGCTCAGAGTACGGCATTGCTGATAAAAAATAATGCAGCGTATGCTGCAGCAATTAGCTCATTTGGGAGTGATAGTCCTTCTCAGGATACAGGAATGTTCTTGGCTAAGTATCCTGGGGCGTTGGGAAATGGTATTCAAGTGTCTGTGTTCCCAGCTATAGACGGCGACGCAGCCGCCCAGGCGACGGCTTTTGGAAATTGGACAACTGGTGCTAGTGCCGGATTTCCGAGTTCTCCGGGTACCAGTGCGTGGGCAAAAACACAAAATAGTGCGACCAATGATGAAGTTCACGTTTTAGTTATAGATCGAGATGGGAAGTTTTCTGGAACGGTTGGTGCCATATTAGAGACCTACGCTTATCTATCGGTGGCTAAAGGAGCTAAGACTACTGATGGTGGAACTAACTATCTACCTGATGTTATTAACTCGGCTAGCGAATATGTTCGGTTTGGATATTGGGACATATTGACCTATAAGATCGTGGGCACTAACTGGGGCCAATCACCGGACTTGCCATCAGCAGGCGGAACTAATTTTGGTAGTGGCACAGAGTTTACTCCTAGTACCGGGAATGCCGACGCGTTAATCTCGCTTTCGGGTGGAGTTGACAGTGGTGCGCTGGAGGATTCGGATATACTTTTAACAAATCAGGTATATGCAGATCCCGAGTCAATCGTCGTTGATTTTCTAATTGCGCCAGGAATGGCCAATACAGTAGATCATAAAGCAGTTGTGGGCGATTTAGTATCTATAGCTACCTCTCGTAAAGATTGTGTTGTTGTAGCATCCCCTAGCCGAGCAGCAGTCGTAAATAATGCTGATCCGGTTACTGCTACCATAACAGAGGCTAACGCAATAGCAGCTTCATCGTACTTGTTCATGGAGAATAATTACATTAAGGTGTTGGATAAACATAACGGAAGATATATTTTCATACCTGCCGCATCTACCACAGCTGGTATTATGGCTGCGTCTGATTTGGGTCAGGGTCCGTGGTTCTCTCCTGCTGGACAGAAACGGGGCCAGTACTTTGGTGTGGTTGGTTTATCTTATAGTGCAACTAAGACACAACGCGACCTGCTGTACAACGCTGGGATTAACCCAATAGTTAACCTACCTGGCCGCGGTATTATGTTGTTTGGCGACAAGACAAAAGAGTCGCGTCCTAGCGCATTCGATCGTATTAACGTGCGTCGTTTGTTCTTGGTTGTTGAGCGAGCTATTAGTCTAGCTGCTCGTAATGTTATGTTTGAGTTCAATGATGAGTTCACACGAGCTGAATTTGTAAATATTATAGAACCATTCCTGAGAGAAATCAAGGGCCGTCGCGGAATCACTGATTTTTATGTACAGTGTGATGTGACAAACAATACGCCTGCAGTCGTTGACCGCAATGAATTAATCGCCACAGTCTTCATCAAGCCAGCCCGTTCAATTAACTTCATAACACTTAATTTTGTTGCAGTTAGAACCGGCGTTGACTTCGAAGAAGTAGTTGGCACAGTATAATTAGCGCTGCTAAAAGGAGAATATAACAAATGGCTATTCTAGGCGTAGATGATTTTAAAGCTAAACTGAAAGGTGGCGGTGCTAGGCCAACGCTTTTCAAATGCACAATCGGTTTCCCGTTGTATGCTAATGGTGATGTTGAACTAACATCCTTCATGTGTAAGGCTGCAAACCTACCCGCATCAAACTCAAGCTTCATCCCAATCGGATTCCGCGGCCGTCAGCTGAAAATTGCTGGCGATCGCACATTCGATCCATGGACCATTGTGGTTATCAACGATACAGATTTTTCTGTTCGTGATTCAATGGAACGTTGGATGAACGGTATTAATGCTCACCAAGCAAATACCGGTTTGACTAATCCTCAAGATTATATGGCCGACATGCAAGTCGATCAGTATGACAAGGATGAGTCAATTATCAAGAGGTATAATATGCGTGGTGCGTTCCCAACCCAAATTTCTGAAATTGCTCTGAGTTATGACACTACAGACACAATTGAAGAATTCTCGGTTGAGTTCCAGTTGCAGTACTGGGACAGCAACACAACTAGTTAACCCGGTGTTAAAAGTGATCTAAATAGAAGGGTCCTTCGGGACCCTTCGTATTAATAATAGGAACATCCATGGCAGAAGAAGAAAAGAAAGCGCTCAACTTGTTTGGGTTTGAAATTACTCGTTCTAAGAAGTCTATACAGAATGACGACAACCTACCTTCCATAGTTCCTCCTACCGAAGAAGAAGGATCCGGCTTAGTAACAGCTGCCGGAGCTCACCTGGGCCACTACATCGATGTTGATGGTGGTGCCGCAAATTCAAAGGATAACCGGGCACTGATCAACAGCTACCGCGGTATATCTCAACACCCCGAAATAGATACAGCAGTCGAAGAGATTGTCAATGAAGCTATTATTGTGGGTGACAATAAGTCTACTGTCGAAATCAATCTTGAAGATATACAGATTTCGGCGTCACTCAAGAAGAAGATAACTCTTGAGTTCGATCATATTAACAACATGCTAAACTTCAACGCTATGGGCCACGACATTTTCAGATCGTGGTACGTTGACGGTCGCATATTCCATCACCTAGTACTGGATCCTAAGAAGCCTAAAGAAGGCATTAAGGAAATGCGGTATATTGATTCATGTTGTATCCGCAAGGTAAAACAAGTGAAGTACGACAAAGATCCTCAGTCTGGTGTAAAGACGGTAAAGGGTGTAGATGAGTTCTTTATTTATGAAGAGAAGACAAAGGGTGTCGGCGTTGGGTCGGCCAACGACTCCGTCAAGCTGACTCCTGAGAGCGTTAGCTATGTTACATCCGGACTGTTGAGTGATGACCGCAAGCAAGTGGTATCATACTTGCATAAGGCTTTAAAACCCGTTAATCAGCTACGTATGATGGAAGACAGTCTGGTAATATACAGACTGGCTCGCGCACCAGAACGCCGTATATTCTACATTGACGTCGGTTCGCTGCCTAAAGGTAAAGCTGATGCCTATATGAAAGATATCATGTCGCGCTACCGCAACAAGCTGGTGTATGATGCTAACACCGGACATCTAAAAGATGATCGCAAGCATATGTCCATGCTCGAAGATTTCTGGTTGCCACGTCGTGAAGGTGGAAGAGGAACTGAGATTACTACCCTCCCCGGAGGAGAAAATCTTGGACAGATCGATGATATTCTATACTTCCAGAAGCGGTTGTATCGTTCATTGAACGT